CGGTCGAGGGAATCTGATCGATCATGCCAGAGCCGTCAGAGTTGATGAGCCCTTCGATGCCCTGCATTGCGGCATCGAGCGAGTTCTTCATTTCCTGTGCCTTGACTGCGAAAAGACCCTTCTGCTTGCTGTCCGTGGAAGCCTGAGCTAACCACGAGATTTCGCAAACGTTGAACAGGTACACGGGTGCCAGTGCGAACGAAGCCCACTGCGAGCCAGTACCGCGCCCCATGGAATCTGCGTTGCCAGTTCCCTGCGAAATTGCCGCGCCAGACTGAACGCGGAACGGCACACGGAACGATGCACGAGTTGTGCCACCAGCGGTTGACTGGTTGGACACCGGGATATTGGTTGCTTCAGCCTTGAACAGACTGTAAGCGGTCGTCCCGTGGAAAACTAGATCAGGAATCTCTTTCGCAAATGCGTCGAGTTCCACTGCTTCTACTGCGGCTTCTAAAAGAGCCATAATGATTACTTTTTCTTACTGCGTGTCGCCCTCTCGTGTAAATGGATCACCTTTCTAAAGGGTTCGCCGGGGCTATTCCGCTGAGTCGTTCAGAGTTTTCACTTCGTTCTCCGTGTCTAGTTTGGGACGGTTTGCACCGCATCGGGAGTTCGTTGTGAGAGGTTATAGATGTAGCTCCGTTGTACGCAAATTGAGTACGTTCGTACGCATTTTGAGTACAGCGGAGCCGCATCGGTTAATGCTTGCTCCGTATTGCTTTACTACTTTCTCCAAGTTACGTATTTGCCTGTGCCCTTCAGATAAGCTCGACCTCTGATCATTTCGATCACTGCATCAGGTCTGCCGTGGCTATCGACGTGATCCATGTCGATAGACTCTCTGCTAGGTTTTGCTGCAACGTACGTAGGCGTTCCAGCCGCCGTTGCCTTGGCTGCTGTTGCGTCTGCTTTGGCGGTTACTGCTGTCTTTGCAACTTTTGCTGCAATACGTCCCGCTGCCGCGCCACCCTTAGCATATCCTGGGTACATGCGTTGGACTGTGGAACGAACTATGTCTGCAGCGATAGATTCCACGCGCGCCTTGTGGTATTCCTCAATCTTAGCGCGGTCGGGAGTCTTTGCACCCCAGAGAGCCTTCATCTGCGCTTGGTAAGCGTTATCAGACTTGAGGGTATCATACAGGGTTGCCTTGATTGTGTTGCCCAGAGGCATCAGGTTTTCACGCCCGAAACCTTGGAAGAACGGCATACGCAAGAAATCCTTCAGTTGTGCACCCAGTAGTTGGTTGTTGCTCTTCTCACAGACAGAGGCAACACTGTTCTTGAACTCAGTCGTCTGGTTGCTCTTGAAGTCAGTCTGCTCTTTCAAGAAAGCTGCACGCTCTTCGTCAAGCTTCTTACGCTCGGGGGAAACCTCAGCAGTCTTAGCCTTCTTGTTGTTGTCGTCTAGTTCTTTGTACCAAGCATTCAGATCGCCAGAGATTTTACCAATCTTCTCTAAAGCCTTCACTGCGGCTGCAGAAGCCCTTGCGGGGTCTGCACTCTTCAGGTCTGGGTCTTTCAGAGCCGCATCTAAGCCTCCGAATGCACCCGGGATATTCACCAGCTCTAAGCCGCTGAGGAAGTGCGGAGCAAACGCCTTGTAGTACCCATTCTCATCGTTGGCTTTCACCGCATCGAGAAACGACGGTGCGAGCTTACCGAGGGCATCAAGCTTGTTGTGCGCCTTCAGGTCTTCAACGATGTTGCCGATCAACTCTGTATTGCCTTCATAGAGCTGATTATCACTCGCCTCGGCTGCTGTCTTCACGCCTTGCAGTGATTCCAAGCCTTCGTGTCCACCAACTAAATCCATGAACTCTTTGGCTTGCTTGATTTCATTGACACCACCGGGGAAAATCTGCTTGATTGCCTCATAACGCTCGAATGCACCATGCAGTTGTTTTACTGCCGATGCATGCTTGGGGTCTGAGTCTCGAAGGGCTTTGAGGGCTTGGCGTATTTCCTGCGGCGTCTTTTCGGTGCCGGGGAGGTCTTCATCCTTAGCGGCGGCTTCTTTCTCAACGGGTTGTCCAGAACTGTCGTATTGAGTCTTCTCTTTTCCTGTTTCCTTTGCTTCTGTGGTTTCTTTTCCAGCAGTTTCAGTACTCGGGGTTTCTACGGTTTCCGTAGTCTCAGTACTCGGGGTTTCCACTGCAGTTGCGTCTGCCGTTGTAGATGCCGTAGCATCCAAACCAGCGTAGTCGATTACACTATCCGCCATGAGTCTTTACCTTCCTTGAGTCTTTCTGATTTCTGAGTCTTTGTTTGTGACATCTTCTTACGCGATGCTTCGGTCTGTGGGTGTCCCCAAGCAGACCTCTCATTGATATTACCTACCTGAGTCTTTAACTACAGAATGTTGCTTCTTTCTCCTCACCGAACAAAACCTCGGTGCTGTACTTTCCTGAGCCATCTACAAACACGCCAACGGTTCCCCCGGGCTCCACTGAGGTTTCCCCAGATTCAGGACGACCATCGTGGTTTCCGTGGATTAGATTCTCCACCGTAATGACGTTGCTTGTGTGCGTTACATAAATCTTGAGATCGTCATCCTTCAGGGACTCATTGAAAAAGTCAAACGTGCGCTTTTCAAGGTCGTCCAAGGATTCTCCCTCAGGTACTTTCTTCGTAGGGTTGTCCACGAAGTAGTCAAGGATTTCATCGTACTCATCCTTGGGTTTTCCGCTAAGGAAACCCAAATCCCAAGAGATCAAACCTCTGTCCTGCTCTACATCCAAGTCCAACTCGTCCGCAATGATGTCTGCAGTTTGAACCGCGCGCAACAGCGGGGAGCTGATGATTTTTTTGACTTCGAAACCTTCCCGCAAGATGTTAGCAGCAGCTTGCTCTGCTTGCTTGATGCCTTCGTCGTCTAGAGGTGGGTCCATTCTGCTTCTGAAACTGTTATTCTCATTGAGGAGAGTGCTTCCATGCCTTTGGAGGATTGCAATCAACTTTTTGTCTGACATGGAAGCCTCTCTCTCTTAGATTATCGTCTCAACTGCCTCGGTTCCCCTCCACCTTGCGGGGGTGCCTGAGGCTTGTCATGCGCTGCTAAGGCAGCGGGTATCGCTTTCTTCTGCACGGCCATGTTCAAAGTATTCTGATCATGCTGCGCGAAGTCCTGCGGAGTAGCGTTGATTTTCATTTTTGCCAGAGCCTGAATTGCAATATTAGGCGGCATCTTTGAAACGTCTACGCTTAGACTCTCCGAAGGAGGTTTGTCTGGGGGTGCATTCGCGGCAGCAATTTGCTTTGCCATCGCCATGTGCTCAGTCCAGTGAAGCTTTACGTTGGCGTACCCTGCGCGTTGCTGAGGTGTGCCATATTTGAACTTCTGTCCTTCGCTGCTGTTCATCCAGTCCAAACACTGACCAGCCTCCACAGCATGTAACTCGCTCTCGTCTTGTGCAACGGGAACGGTACTGACCTGAGGTGGTAGTGACTTTTGCAACTGCTGCATCTGCTGCAATGCTGCCATGTTCTCAGGCGGCATCGGTTGACCCACTGCAGATAACTGATTCATCTTTTCAGTAGCTTGATCCAGAACTTGCTGAAGCTGCTGAATCTTTGGATTTGGCATTGGTCCGCTGCGCAACAGCACTTCGAACTCTGCCTTCTGCTTGGTGATAGACGATGCGCCGGGGACTTTGAACGCCTTCATACGTATGCCATCTTGTAAGATAGGCAGGTTTGCAGGCGAGAACAACCATTGGGCAAGTGCTGGGTTTGCAGCACTGTCTCCCATCATCTTGATCAACTTTGCTTCTCTCTGGTTCCAAGACTCTGGGAAAGCAGGGTTGGCTTCGGGGAAGCACAGAACATTTCCTGACAAGTTTGCGGTGTTGACCGAAACTCGGCCACGCCCGGGTACCGTCTGGGAAATGCGTTGACCTTCTCGGCAATCTGCTGCGCAACCAACTGCTTGACGCGCGCACTCTGCGAATAGGTCTTGAATATTGTTCCATGGACAGCCGATGCGTTGCAGCGCCTGATCCATTTGAATTACTGCGTTACCTACAGTATTCTCACCTGTAGCCGCACCAAACAACGAGGGCAAAGCCCCAGTAATCTCTTCCGAGAGCGTTGTGATAAACCATTGAATGAACGTAGCCAATGAGTTTTGCGGCTGCGGTGTAGGCTCAACCATGATGTACTGGTCAGCAGTAGTCAGCCCGGGTTGGGGTTGGAATCCACCAGTGCTTCCCGGTACGTTGGTCTGCCCTTTGATCGCTTCCATGTCGAAGGCTTCTGCGTTCATCCACTTCTTGGGGACTGTGCGCTTGAAGAAGTCGTCTTGGAGGTCAACCCAGTCGTTGATTCTCTTCTGGATTGAGATCATGGAATTTCCTAACGATCTACGGTTCTGGCCTTTGCCAGAGAACGGGTGAGCAATCGCTAGGTGAGCATCCATGCTCTCATTACGAGAGAATGCATAGTTAGCACCAACTTTTACAAGTAGTGCTCCGTTGGGGAATGCTTCTAACAACTCAGCCCTAACTGCATCGCTGACTTTTTCGTCCATGAAGAACGATGGTCGGAACCACGAGTGCTTCACGACTGTGTGGCGCTGCAGGGAGTCGCCCGTAACGTATGCGCCGAGCACCGCTTGGCGTACGTTTTCTCGTGCGATTCTATCTAACTCTACTTCTGAATTTCCATCTGACCCCGGATGAATCTTGTCTGCGATCCATGGAGCATAAGCCTTGGCGATAGCAACATCCAAATCTTGGTAGAGCTGGATGAACTGCATATCCTTTATAGCGTCTACGGCGATGGGAACTTTGTGATCCAACTTGCCGAACAAGTTGGTGACTTCTCGTCCGCGAGGCTTCTTCTGAGGCTCAGCGGGAACTTCTTGGTTTACATCTTCCTCGTTTTGCTCACCCTCAGTAGGTGAATCTAGTTGTTCCTGAACCTCTTCCAAGCCCTCCTGACCAGTATTCGTACCTTCAGGTGGATTGAGAATGTCCTCAGGAACCACGGGCTCTTCTTCGTTTTCTCCTTCGAATCCGTAGAGTTGACCATTCAACTCATAGCGTGTCCATGCAAGAACTCTGTCTTCGTTCCAGAAGATACGGGCGCAGTCAACCAGCAATGCATGGAGGTTGTTGTTGCGAGCCCAGATGTCTTTGAACTTGTCTGCCTCTTCAGCGGCCACGATGTCTGGGCCGTACTCAGGGTTGGCAGGAAAGAACTCTACCTTAGGGACTTCTCGGGATAGCGCGGCGACAATGATATCGGCCTTGGAGCCATAAATATTCGTGTCGTAAATCGTGTTGTTGTTTCTCTGCGATGCTGGGCCGTACCCCGAGGCT